GGGGAATATACATGATGAAGTACAAGCAGAAGTTAGAGCAGGACAGGAAGACAGCTACGGAAGACTTGCAGTCTCCTGCCTTGAAGCAGCAGGATCTTTTTACAACCTCAACTGCCCCCTTACAGGAGAATACAAGGTTGGAGACAGTTGGGCAGAAACCCACTAATTACAATCCAAAAATTCATAAATTTGTAGATGGGGAATGGTGGTATTACTACCCTGAAAATGGTACAAGCATAACTACAGGAAGGCACGTTAGAGAAAGGGTTAGTGTAAGGAGTAAAAGAAAAAGTAAGCAGATGGTGGTTGACGGCAAATACATATCACAAAAACATCCACTGTATAAGCCTGGAAGGTACAAGTCCTTTGAGCACGCAGCATTTGAGTCCTTAAATAACTATAGCGAAGCTAAGGAAGGACAAGTGTACATCCTGTACAGCCCTGCTTACCCTAGCTGGTGTAAGATAGGAATGGCAGTAGATGCAAGGGATAGACTAAGGTCTTTCCAAACAGGTACACCCTACAGGGACTACATATTAGTAGCATCCTATGATGTACCTGATAGACGGGAGGCTGAGAAAGAAGCACATAAACTGTTACGGGAAACTCATGCCAGTAAGAACGAATGGTTTGTGGTAGGCGCTAACGTAGCTAAAGAAATACTAGATGGATACTTTAATGAAAACAACTAATACTTTGGTAGATGACATATACAATCTTGTCCAGTACAAGTCTCCTGATAGATCTGTAGACGCAGAGCAAATCATTGATGACTTTGGTGAAGCCTGTAAAGCTCTAATGCGTAAAGAGTTTACTCAGCGTGGCAGCTTTGATGGCAGGAAACTGCGTATGTCCAACATAGGTAAGACTGATAGATACCTATGGAACCACTACAACAACGTAGGACCAAAGGAAAAGATGCAGCCCCATACCTTAGTCAAGTTCATGTATGGGCACTTGATTGAGGAAATGCTGCTACTATTTGTACGTCTAGCTGGTCATACAGTTACCCATGAGCAAGCTGAGGCTGAAGTACAGGGCATCAAGGGCAGCATGGACTGTAAGATAGACGGTGTTGTGACTGATGTTAAGTCTGCTAGTACATATGGCTTTAAGAAGTTCAAGGACGCTACTCTAGCCTTTGACGATCCCTTTGGTTACATAGACCAGATTAAGGGGTACGCTAGGTCTGAAGGTGAGACTGAGGTTGGTTGGCTTGCTATGGACAAGGCCAATGGTCACTTGACATTCCTAAAGTATGACCTAGAGGACAAACAAGCGCCAGTGTATGAGGTCTTAGGTAAGGACATTGAAGATAGGATTATACATATCAAAGAGATGGTGGAACAAAAAGAACCACCGGAGCTATGCTATGAGACTGTCCCAGACGGTAAGTCAGGTAACATGAAGCTTGCTACAGGCTGCTCTTACTGTCACTTTAAGCACGCCTGTTACCCTAACTTAAGAACCTTTGCTTACAGCTACGGACCTAGATACTTAACGGAGGTTGTCAATGAGCCTAAAGTCCAAGAAATACTCTAAGTCTGTATACAGGTCTGGGCTTGAGAAGAAGTTTGCTAAACTTATGCCCAAGGGTAGGTTCCTGTATGAGCCATATGACATACCCTATGTTACCCATAGGAAGTACAAGCCAGACTTTGTAGACAAGAAAACAGGGGACATCATAGAAACTAAAGGGTTCTTTAGAGCAGGGGATACACAGAAGTACACTGCTATCCGTGATATGATAGCACCTACTAAGTTAGTATTTGTACTGTCTGATCCTAATAAGAAAGTTAGGAAGGGTTCTAAGATAACTATGGGACAATGGTGCATCAAGGAAGGGTTTGATTTTTACACATTAGATGAGTATGTAGACCATGTCACTGACAATGGATGAAATTAAAGAACGTGTACTGACACGCTACGACATAGATGACTTGTTAACTTTGCTGGATGTAACAGCAGAACAGATAGTAGACAGGTTTGAAGATAAATTTATTAACAGGCTGGCTTTGTTTGAGGAAGAACTAGGTAGCCTGGAATGGGATGATTGGGGAGACGATGATGACCAAGAGCATTGATGATGAATCACCGGAAGCATGGAGCAGGATAAACAAGTGGCACCGCAATGGTCCAGACCAGCATCCTTTGTTCCCTACTAAAGATGAAAAGATGCCGGAAGCAAAGATGGCAAGCAGCTACACGCGCCAAGGGTACAAGTTTAAGACTGCTTGGGGTGACGATGATGTAAACAGCCCTACACATTATGCAGACCAAGGCGCTGTAGAATGTATTGACGCTATGGAGTCTATGTTATCCAGAGAAGAATTTATAGGCTACCTCAGAGGTAACTCATTCAAGTACAGGTGGCGGTGCAGGGACAAGGGCAATGCTGTTAAAGACCTACGCAAAGCACAATGGTATGAGAACAGACTACTAGCTATCATAGAAGCAGATACAAGTGAAAGGAACAAATAATGACAAGTAAGGTAGGTCAACAGGATTACCTAGGCATAACCATTGACTATGCTAGAGAAGATAATCTAAATACTTTTTCAGTAGAGACACTCAAAGATAGATACTTATGGCAGGATGAAACCCATGCACAAGAAGCATTCGCAAGAGCCTCAGTCTATGGCGCAACGTATCAAGAGTATACTGACTACGATCTTGCACAGCGACTTTACGACTACAGTAGCAAGGGCTGGTTTGGTTTTAGCACTCCTATACTTAGCAACGGGGGAACCAGCCGTGGTTTACCTATTAGCTGCTTTCTCAATTATGTTCCTGATTCGCGTAGCGGCCTATCTGCTCACTACGATGAGAACATATGGCTGGCAAGTGGAGGTGGAGGCTTGGGTGGATATTGGGGTGATGTTAGAAGTAACGGGGTTTCTACTGCTAACGGTAGTCAGTCTACTGGTAGCATCCCATTCATGCACGTTGTAGACAGTCAGATGCTAGCCTTTAACCAAGGCGTTACAAGAAGGGGTAGTTATGCGGCGTATATGGACATCAGCCACCCAGAGATTGAAGAATTCATTGCTATGCGAAAGACCACTGGCGGAGATCTTAATCGTAAATGTCTTAATCTACACAATGGTGTTAACATTAGTGATGCCTTTCTCAAGCGTGTAAAGAATGATGATAACTGGAGACTCATAGACCCTAAGTCTAAGCAGGCTATCAAGACTGTATCAGCTAGGGACTTGTGGTGGCAGCTACTGCACACTAGAGCAGAGACAGGTGAACCATACATTGTAAACATGGACAGGTGTAATGATGCACTGCCTGAGTCTCAGCAGGAGCTAGGCTTAAAGGTACGCCAGAGTAACCTATGCTCAGAGATTACACTGCCTACAGGTGAGGACCGTACAGCAGTCTGTTGCTTGTCTAGTGTTAACCTAGAGTACTTTGATGAATGGAAGGATCACCCTATGTTCATTGCTGATCTAGTTACCATGCTAGACAACATCATTGAACACTTTATTGACAATGCTATCCAGACTGTAGGCATAAGCGAACAGTGCGATAGCTTACAGGAGTTTATGTATCATGTTGCAGATGATAAGAAGGGCTTTGCAAAGGCCGCTTATAGTGCATATAGAGAACGCGCAATTGGCCTTGGAGCAATGGGGTTTCATAGTTACTTACAACGTAATAGCATTCCTTTTGAAAGTATGTACGCGTCCTCCTTCAATAACAGAGCTTTTAAACACATCAAAGAACAGGCCAGTGAAGCAAGTAAATTTCTTGGTGAGATACGCGGCATTGCACCTGATATGGATGGTAGCGGTATGCGTAATTCTCACCTTCTTGCTATTGCTCCTAATGCCTCTAGTAGCATTATATGCGGTGGAACGTCTCCTTCAATTGAGCCAACAAGGGCTAACGTATTCACGCACAAAACGTTGACAGGTTCTTTCAAAGTACAGAACAAGTACTTGACTGAACTACTAGAGTCTAAAGGCATGAACAATGAAAAGACTTGGAAGGCTATTGCGGCTGCTGAAGGTTCTGTCGCAGAGCTTGATGGACTTACTGAAGAAGAGAAAGATGTATTTAAAACTGCACCTGAACTGAATCAGATCTGGATCATTGAACATGCTTATCAGCGTCAGCAGTATGTATGTCAGGCACAGTCTGTTAACTTGTTCTTTAACCCGCCAGCAGCTACAGCACCACAGGAGGTACATGATGAGTATTTGGAATATGTTAATAGCGTGCATTGGGCAGGAGCTAACAAACTCAAATCTATGTATTACCTGCGCTCTACAGCAGCTAGAAATACAGAGAATGTCAACATTAAAATACCAAGAATTAATCTTGAAGAAGGGGAGTGCCTAAGCTGTGAAGGATGATCACCCAATATATAGAGCATTGTTCTATATACAAGAGACTAATGAACATGTAAGATGGCCTGAGTTTATAGAGTACTATAGGCAGCAAGATAGAGAAGTAGACTATGATACTTACTGCTATCAGATGTGGGCCAGTTACATGGACAACCAGAAGAAAAGAGAACTGTATCCTTTAAGATACAGGGAATACATAAAAAAGTATAAAGATTTACTTTGGGATGGCTATCATGGAAGATCATAAGATAAGAGCTTTGAAGGATCATTACAAGGCTCAGATAAAGGCACTTATAAAGTCGCATCTCAATAATGATGGGGAACGATTTGTTACGGTCGCCTTACAGCTTGCTGCCCATGAAGCACGGCAGGGCCATGTTTCTTTTGCGCGTGAAATACGTCACCTTATTGATAGCAAGAAAGAATTTCACCAAGCCGAAAAACTAAAAGAGTATAAAGATTTACTAGAGGAAGAATACAATGGAAGATCATAAG